CAAAACAAAATTATTGTTGATTTTACCGAACGCTACTCTTAACGGATCGCCCTCTCCGTCGTTAGGTAATGTTCCTATATTAACAAGTTGAATGGCCATGTGTCTAGACTCCTAATTGTATTTATCGCATAAATATCTTTATGTGGATAATCAACTGGTTGCCAGAATTTGTAGTCCATCTCATATTCCTAGCAGGTGTAGCAGGAACTATAGCGGGCTTTGTGCTTGGGTTTATACCCTTCATAAGCAAGTATAAACTACCTATACAGATTATTAGTCTACTATTATTATCTTTAGGTGTCTATCTAGAGGGCGGATTAGCCGAAAAAGCCAAATGGGAATTAAGAGTAAAAGAGATGGAAGCGAAAGTCGCTCAGGCTGAGGCCAAATCGGCTGTAGTTAATACAGAAATTGTAGAGAAGGTAATCACAGAAAAGCAATTCATCAAGGTTAAGGGCGATAAAGTAATTGAATATATAGATAGAGAAGTCAAAGTGTTTGATAACACTTGTACTGTGCCAGAGATTGCTATCAAGGCGCATAACATGGCTGCGAGAAATGAGGTTCCAATCGAGGACAAGAAATGAGTAAAAAACTACTACTATTTTGCGCAGCAGGCTTATTTCTGACGGGATGTAGTACTACAGTTCCGGTTAAACAAAAGTTTCCTGAAGCCCCCGCAGTTCTGATGGAAAAATGTGAACCTTTAGAAACAATAGATCAACCTAGCATAGTCTTTAGTGAATTCTTAAAAACAGTAACTAAAAATTATACCAAACATCATAGTTGCAGCAAGTTAGTAGAAGCCTGGCAGTTATGGTATACTGAGCAGAAAAAAATTAGTGACGAACTCAATAAGTAAAAAATCCCTTTACTTGTTTAGCAATATATTCTACTTCAGCATCAGTTAATTCAGGGTATATAGGTAAACTTAATAATCCCTTAGTAAGCATAACGCTAGTACTCAGCATGTCGGGTTTAACTTTGATATTATTTGATATGGGTAGTTCACTTAATGTTTTCTCATAGTGAACTTTCACATCAATACCTTTGCTTGTCAACCATACTAACAACTCGTCACGCTGGTCTGTATAAATCACAAATTTTTGATCCGCATGAACCATGAAGTCACGGCTCAGACAACGAACATCTAGATTTTTAAATTCATTAAGATAAAAATAACGAATCTCTTTCCTGCGCCATTGCCACTTGTCTAGGTATCTAGTCCTTACTAACAAGTGTGCGCAGTCCAGTTCGCTCATACGGCTATTAGTGCCATACTTACTGTGTTCATGCTTTCCGTTGCTACGATAACTATATGCAAAATCATAAAGGGCACGGTTGTTAGTAACAATCGCTCCGCCGTTACCTGTGCTAGGTAGATTCTTTGTAGGATCAAAACTGATAGCCATACCCTCACCGATGTCATCGGCTATCAACCAATGCTGCGCTCCATCAACGATATCATTTGATAATCCGCCAACCTGATGCATGGGTGGGTTAGCCCCGTATAATCCTACAGTGCATGTATTTTTAACTAAATCATCTAACACAGGCGGGACATTAAGTTTCATCAAACCATTTTTATCTGTGTCTATCAACTCAACTTCATATCCTGCATTTAAAAATGCATTGAGTGTTGCTACATATGTTATGTTTGGTATGCGGATTATAGGATCATGTTGTAATTTTAATGGTTCATCATTCATCATATCATCATGGTCAATTCTAGCCCATTTAGCAATAATTTCCAGTGCTTGTGTACCGCTATGCACTGTTACGGCAAAATTTACTTTGGTTTTCATCGCAAGCCAGGTCTCAAACCCTGATGTATACTGGCCGTTCATCCATATACCTGATTGCATGACTTTATCAGTCATGTCTAATAATTCCTCCTTAAGATTTTTGTATTGGCGGTCTAAACCAAAAAATGCTATATTATGTTTTACCATTTTGTATAATTCAATATTTGCAGACTCGAGGCTAGTGTTTCTTATCTTATCCAATGCTGTATTAAACTCTAAAAAATCTTTTAACTTTTGCTTATCAAAATGATCGACATAACATTTGTTTCGTAAAGAATTTAAGAAATTATAAAACTCGGGAGTTTGATACTTACAATGTTCAGTCATCCATATATAAATGTCTTTAAAACAATTTATCTTATATTCTAAAGGTAGATAACTGATATCGTTATAAGGTGGATTGAATACATATCCTGGTCTTATATCTATGACTTTTTTACCATGTCTTTTATTAAAGTTTTCGAGATAGTCGAATAAACTCGCTAGTTTGTTTAGATTTAAAGTTTGCACGACAGGTCCTGCTACTAACTTGATATTATCTCCTATATCTAATAATCGATTTATGGTTTCGTCTACCGTTTTAAAATCAGTTGGATATCTTATATATGTGGCTAGATCATCGATACCATCTATGCTCATCTGTATTATTGTTTTTTTAAATTTGCTCAATAACTGATAGAATCTAGGATTCGTATTAGTCATATTTGTGTTTATAATCAATATCGCATCATCTCTTCCTGCATCTAATAAACGCTGCATGATGTCATAATTCTTTTTGATCAATGTGGGTTCGCCCCCTGTCATATAGATCGTATGTAAAGAACTTATATGTGGATTGATATTGTCATCGAATCTTTGTGTCTCGAACCAATTGTCAAAGGATATCTCACTTTTGAGATAAAAGCGGTTTAATACGGGAAGTGGATTCTTTTCAAATTCATCAGCTACGCTACTGCTATTCATAGGGCTACACATCCTGCATTTTAGATTGCACTGATTGCCCAAGCGTAAGTCAAGATATTTTATTTTAATATCTGTTACTATATCTTTATAGATATGATCTTTATATGCCTCGTTATTGATGAGTCTACGGCTTTCGCGACCAGTCTTCTCATTACTATAGCAGGTCTCACACCCTGCTATCTTAGTACCGTTTAACATGTCACGGCGCAGGTCTTGATAGTACTTGCTGTTATAGATGTCTTCTAAACTGTCAACGCCTATATTGAACGGCGTACCGTCTTCTTTCAGTATAGTATCGCGGCTTACGCAACAAGGTCTTAGTGTACCATCTGGATCAGTAGTTATGCCCAGCCAGGCTAGTGAGCAATAACTTTGATTCATCCTATCTTATTATTCCAAAAATCACTAGCACTCAACCAGTCATAGTATTTCTGGAAACCCTCTTCTACATCGACTTTAGGATCGAATCCAAAATCTCTTTTAGCAGCATCGATATTCAACGCGCCTCGACTAGGGAAATCTGCATCCTTGTCGCGGACATTGATAGAACCTTTACCCACGATCTTTACTGCTAATTCAGCAGCCTCAAGTAATGTACGACTATGGCTCTTAGTAATATTGTATGTTTTGTTATTTGTATTGTCGCTTAACGCTGCGGCAACGATACCATTTGCGGCATCGTCAACATAGGTGAAGTCGAGGGTCTCTCCGGCTCCATTAACATTAAGCACACCTCCGCGCATTGCTGTAAGCATGAACTTCGCAATAACTCTATCTTCAACATCAAGTGGCCCGTATACAGCACTAGGGCGAATGATAGTATGGTTAAAACAATTTCTGCGCGAGTAATCTTTGACAAGCCATTCTCCTGCTAATTTCATGATGCCATATTGACCTTGCGGATTACAAACTGCATCTTCTGTGACATCATCAGTAAAGTCTCCATAAACCATGCTTGAACTGATATATAAAAACTTCTTAACACAGCCCAATTTGCTTTCTTCTAATAGATTCAACAAACCTTCGCTCATGACCTTAGCCCCGTAAGGCGGATTAGCATTGACAACTTTCTGTCTTGGGAAACTTGCCATGTGTATGACGATATCAGGCTGGAATCGATTAAAAATCGTATGCATCATGTATCTATCGCTGATATCCCATTTGACATTCTCAACGATGCCTACTTTTCTTTTTCTTTGATCCATGAGATAATCTATTTCATCTTGGGGTATGATTCCATAGTTAGTTTCCGTATCTACGACCATGACACGGTGTTTTAAATCTTTTAATCTGCGTACAACATTATGTCCGATAAGACCATAACCGCCCGTCACTAATATATCACTCATATCTCAATTTCCAATATGTTAATGCAGGGCCTTCAAAATAGGCAATGATATCATATCTATAACCATATGATACTTCATCGATCTGCCTGCGCCACATGGGCTGGTGTTTGCTATTTTGCATGACCCATTTGCCTGCATCTGTCTGTTGCCATTTCCATATAGGATCAGCAACAAAAAGATCTGGATCTTCGACGTCACCCATTGTAATACTATGTACTACTACTTCTTGCATGTTATACTGCCATCTTAGCCTTTATACTATCATGGCTCTGATAGTTTTGCAACTTTATATCTTCCATAGTAAAACTGTCGATGTCTTTCTTTTCTGGATTTAACCACAGTGTGGGTTGTGGATACGCCTCTCGGCGTAATTGTTCGTTCACTTGTTCGATGTGATCTTTATAGATGTGGGTATCGCCTGTTGATATGATTAGTTCGCCCACGCCCAGATCGCATACTTGTGCAAGCATATGCGTAAGTAATGCATAACTTGCGATATTGAATGGTAAACCTAAAAAGACATCGACACTACGCTGATACATATGGCAACTAAGTTTATTGTCTTTGCTTACATAATATTGACTCATGACATGGCAAGGCGGTAATGCCATGTCATCAAGTTCTCCTACATTCCATGCGCTTATGATATGTCTACGGCTGTGTGGATCATTCTTCAATGATTCAACGACTTTGCGCACTTGGTCAACAGGAAGTCCCCATCGAGGACTTTCCCATTTACGCCATTGAACGCCGTATACTTTACCTAGATCGCCCTCGAACTTAGCCTTAGGCTTCCAGTAACTTGCTAACGCATTTGGCGTCCAGATCGTGACAGTACCTTCTTTCGTGCCATGCGTGATCTCCGCAAGGCGCCTCTCATCACGCGAACCTTCAAGAAACCAAAGTAACTCGCCGACACAAGCCTTCCAAGCCAACTTCTTTGTAGTGATTGCCGGAAAACTGGAACCAAGATCAAAACGCAACTGACGGCCAAAAACACTAATAGTGCCCACGCCAGTTCGATCATCCCTTGATTCCCCATTTTTTAAAATATCTTCTAGTAGGTCGTGATAGACTTTCATTTGAATTTTCTAAGTAACTTATCGGTTTCTGGTTGTACTGTTTCTGCTATGCTTTCAATGTTTAAAACAAATTCTACTCCTGATATAAGATCATCGTATTCCGCTAATTTGCGGCTTACAGCCTCTTCTATTTGATGAGGCTCTAATCCTTGACTAAGGAAACGCTTAATATTGATAGTCTGCTGTCTCTTCCCAGAGAGTTTAATCACAAGTTTTGAAATAAACTCTATGGGAATCTTTTGCTTGTCAACATCATCAATAATATGCTCCCATTGTTTGATAAAGTCTGGGGACATGATTTATATGATCTTATGCAGTTGTCTTTGTTTTAGTTTTCTTTGTTGCTGTAGTTGCAGGTTTAGCCTTGACTACCTTTTCAGCTTTAGCCTTTACTGGATCTAGTGCTGCCGCTTCTTTCAACAAACGCTGTGCTTCGGCCATCAAGCCTTTAGCTTCACGATCCATGCGCTCTGCTTGCTGACGCAAGTTAGTTGCTAAGCCACTATCATCAAGTGCAGAGTTTGCCGCTGCGCGTAGTGCTGCATCTGAACCTGCTGGCGCCGGACGCTGATCGCCGCGTAGTCTCTTTGCTACCTGAAGTGGATCCTGTAAGCCCATGCTCTGATCCATCTCGGCCAACTTACGCACTGCCTGCTCGCCTTGCTTCATCTCATCAAGAATCTTGTTGAGTTCATCAAGTTTGATCTGAACGCCAGGTTGCGGAGTCATGACAACAAGTTCTGTGCGAACCTTCTTGAGCATACCTTCACCGTGCAACTTTTGTAGAATGATGCTACCGTCCTTAGCATGAGTGCGATTCAATGCTAATGCGAGGTCTTCACTGTTCTGTCCTATGTCGCTTTCAATGCAAGCCATAAGTGGATCATGAATGTTCTGACCTAGTACCTCTGTATAAACAACCAATGCCATGTGTGGCTCGCCGGGTACTTCACGGAATACTACCGCTACTTTACGATCACCATGTTTTCCTATATGTCTTAAAAACGCCATATGTATTCTCCTCAATTGTGAAGTATTTAACTACTACGATAGCAGAGGAATTATTTTAAGACCATGTAAGTTCGTAGAGTGTCGCTTCTTGCGGATCTTCAAAATATATCTTTGCGATATTTTCAAAGATAGTATTACGCTGCATGTTCAACCCTATATGGTATCTACCATGCAATCTCTCTAGTACCCAAAGTTTAGCCTCATCGGATAAGGGAGTGGTAGTAGCAGTAAAATGTTTTGGGCAAAAACTTACTTCTCTTGCCTTGTTCCAAGTATCAACGTTGATGTTCATGTTCTGTTCTAGTTAGCATTACCAACATTTTATATTGATTATATGCGTTGACTACCGCAGGCGCATCTGTTGCTTTTGGTGCGATCTCAAGCCATACTTCATCTCTAGTCATTTCCGGATGAACAAATCCTTGAAAATTATTATTCAGCCTAGGCTGATGTATCTTACCATGTTCATACAATCTATGCGCTAGTTCTTTTACTTCATCGAGGTCAAACTCAGATAACTCATAATTGCCGGGCTTGGTTGCCCATTTATTTCCGTCATTATGATATTGCTCTACTACACGCATGAGTCCATCATAATCCTTGAAGGCAGTGCGCGTGATGATGACCAAAACATCATCCTCGGACACTTCGCCTGCCATGAGTGATTTCAAGCAACCACCGAAACTTGTACCTACTAGCATCATACGATCATCTTTCGTTCTTGTTTGATATAATCGCTATAAATCTTGTTACCATTTTCGCGGATCCATTCAACGATTGGTTGCGGATCGTCAGCAAAGATTTTACGAACTTCACGTTCGCTCATAGTAGTATTGAAACTATAAATCTCATAACTGCGTTGGCTATTATATCTAGCCCGCATTATTAACATTTGCAATGGGATAGGATTAGGCTTTCTGCCTATAGACCCTTCGCCCTTTAGAGTTTTCCAGACTTTATCCTTCTCATAATTTTCTATCTCAGTTATAGCATTATCTATGCTAAAGATAGATTCAAGACCTAGCATGTCCCATACAACAAGGAAACTATTTCCTTTCTTTTTTCTTGAGGGCATATACTATCTCCAATTTCTCTAATGCGTCATTGATAGTTGGGTCATCATCTGCCATGAAAACGGCTTCTTTAAGATTAGCCCAACGCCTGGTTAGTTCTGCTTCTTTTTTATATACAGGATCTTCGTATATAAGAGTTCGGTTTACATCACCGCCACGGCGACTGTAAACCGTTTTGCCACCATCTGGACTTTCATAGATGGTGATCTCTTCAACGCTTTTTATGATCATCGTACAATGCGAAAGTACCGAATGGGGGATTCGGATTAGGATCACCATGAATGATCCAAGTAGTATCGCAATAGTTCTCGTCACCCCAACTACCGAACGGGTAGCCATCTGTGAACACGATCAATCGATTGGGCACTCGACCTTCTTTCTTGAGAAAGTCAAAAATGCAATCAAAGTCAGTGCCGCCACCGCCCATCAATTCATAACCTTCGATGCTGTCAAGATTTTCACTATTGAAAGTTTTCGGGTTATAAACTTCAGTATCGAAACATGCGATATTGATACGATAGCCATCAAATGCACTCATCATGCCAGCGACCTCGCTGATGAACGCCTTACCTTGTTCAGTGCTGATACTACCAGACAAATCGATGAAAACATCAACGTCAATTTCTTCGCCGGGAGTCATTGCAGGCATGATAGCATCCATGTGCCAGCCCCTGCGACTAGGGCGAATAAAACTGAAGTCAGTCTTGATAGCACTAGTCAAGTTAGTCTGAATAAGTTCGCGCCAGGGCATGACAGGGCTAGTAACATCCTTGATAAGACGCTCGACCCCTGAAGGCAGACTACCTGCTTCAGCACTTTGTGCGGCATTAAGAATAGCCTGCTTGATTTCTTGCTTAAGAGCCTCACGCTCTTCATCACTCATAGTGGGACGCTTGCCCTTCTTCTTGCCGGTGCCATCACCGTCACCCTCGCTGTCGCCCTCACCTTCATCATCACCATCGAGGTGATCGTCAAGCAATTGATTGATGAGGTCATCCATGCTGATCTTTTGAACATTCTTCATTAGATCATCATAGATTTCTTCGCTGGGCTTGCCGTCATACTTTTGTTCGTACAAGCAGGGAACAGTAGTGATGAACTGACCCACTTTGTGACGCTTGAGGTCAGCGTTCACGGCATAGTCATTTGCGATATTAAAGATTTGCGGGTCACGATCACCTCGGCGACCAAAATGATCATAAACAACGTGCAATACTTCATGCGCTACAAGAAACTCTACCTCTTTAGGCTTGAGCATCATAATGAAGCGGCTGTTATAGTAAAACTTTTTGCCGTCAGTCGCGGCAGTAGCACACCAGTCATCGGCGTTGATCAACACCAGACGTGTAGCAAGATTGCCAAAGAAACTATGACGCAACAACAGACCGATACGGGCAGTCACCAATCGTTCACGGGCTTCACGATCAACCTTGGGGTCAGTGGGCCCGATCAAGTTGTCGAACTTCTTATTACGCTTAGACTTTTTAGCACCTTTAGTGCCGGGAATTACATCTGACATATGCACACTCCTATCAATCATATGTATATATTATACAGAAATCCATGGGCTGAGTCAAGCCTCGTAAGTTGTTGTTTTTAAACAACATTATCGTACCAGCGGATATACAATACACCAACTTGGTTTTTTTCTCTTGGAAAATAACCATGTCCCAAATTCATATTATGGCCAAACAATTTGTTGGACGATGCTGTGGTTCTAACGCCCATATTCCAAAAATCCGGCCCGTCAGGTCCCGGGCTGACCATAAATTCACTTGTGACCTCATCACTACTCAGCATCAACATGGTGAACCATAATTTTAAAGGGTCCTGTACATGATCTATCAAATTAAAATCTTTATGCCAACCATATGCTTTCATACCCTGTATGGGATATGGATTTATGATTGTCATAAAATTAAAAATTGTGGGCACTTTGCAACCCATTAGTTTTAATTCATTTTCTAATAGATCAACAACATCTTTAGTCGCGGCGGGCAAATTTGCTTTGAATATAGAATTATCCTTAAATCGATTACTCAATAATTCTTTACCATCAAAGTCAATTGATCCGTCTACTTTTACTGAAAGCCCTAGATTGATGCACTGATTTACAGGATCTAACATTTTTTTATGTAGACCTGCATCTAAAAAATCAGTTTGATAAAACCATTTATAATCTGATCTATTCATAAAAGGTACCTGCCCAGTAAATGCTAGCGACTCTCACATTACTTAGCATCTACCGGGCAGGATTTGTTTTTGCTGATTAGTTACCAGCCTCTACGATATACTTGCCGTACTTCTTGTGAAACTCGTCAAAGTTCTTCAACTGACTGGGTTCGATCGGCAACTTGAAAGTCTTCAATGCGATCTTAGCACCCATAACAACCAACTCAGTTTCAAAGTTAGCCATCATGTAAGTAAAGAAGTTGCTAGCCATTTCGTGGAACTTCTTGCTATCGACCTTGTTTTCAATAGCATCACGCAATTCGTAGCACATTGAGGTAGTCAACGAATACATCGCCGAGATTTCTTTGACATTCAGTTCCTTAACCTTGCCTGACAAGATATCAGTTGGGTTAGGCATCTTGCTAGAAATCTTGCGATGAGCCATAAATTTGACTGCGAGACCCTCGCCTACTGCACCAGCGACAAGATTGAACATAGTATCAGTATCGGTATCCTCTTCATCATCAAGAAGTTGCGATACGAATGTCCAACTGCGCGGCGTAGCGAAAGCGCGGCTAGACGATTTGTTATCGAAATCGTATAGATCCTGTTTCGCAAATGACAAGTAACCTACAACGTCAGTATGAATGCCTGAGTTGACGGCCCATGTCTGCCAACTGTTGAAGTCGGCGCGCATTTCAATATGCAAGAAACGATTAGCGAGGGGCATGGGCATACGATAAGTCACACCTTTGTCACTCTCGCGGTTACCTGCCGCGACAATCACAACGTTGTCAGGCAGAACATACTTGCCTACACGACCGTTCAATGTCAACTGATAGCCTGCAGCCTGAACAGCGGGCGGTGCTGAGTTCATTTCATCAAGGAACAGCACGATGATCGGATACTGATCGGCAAGCGCCTGATCGGGCAGATCGATGGGGGGAGCCCACTCCATGCGCCCCGAATCTTTGTTGTAGAATGGGATACCACGCAAGTCAGTCGGCTCCATTTGCGCCATGCGCAAGTCGATCATCAGACCACCAAGTTCTTTAGTGATATCTTCAACGACCTCAGACTTGCCGATGCCGGGAGGGCCCCAAAGAAAAACGGGACGCTTTGCTTTGAAAGCCTTCAGAATTGCCTTGCGGGCTTGTACCGAAGTTACGGTAAGATTGTCAGAAATAGCCATGTGAGAGTCTCCTATAAAAAACGATATGTATGAAGTATAGTACCTTCAAACACCAATGTCAAGCCTGATAACGCTCATACGAACGAATCGGGCTATATTTATTGGTGTGCTTCTCCTTGAGTTTCACACCAATAGTACGATCACCAAGCGCAGTCAACAGGGTGCCCAAATCCAAATCCTCTTCGAGGTAGACTGTTTGGCCCTTCTGATAACTATAATTGGTAATCTTATCTGCGATACCCAAATCAGTCAGCATCTTGCGTTTGACCGCAACCCAACCGTGACCCGGGTCAGCATAGAATTTAAGTGTAATCAACTTTTCCTGCTTGAACATTTTAATATTCCGTAAATCGATGATGTATGTATTATGAACCCAATCGTGCCCAATGTCAAGCCTTATTGAGCCTGACGGATTCGGGACATGATGTACTGCTCACGGCCCTGCAGGGTCGGGGGAAATCCTATGCTGGTCAGTAACTTCTGTACTCGGGGACAGATATAGCCCTTACTCTCAAGAATCTTGAGGGGCGGTTCGCCTGCATCAAGACGGGCAAAGTACTCCTCGACCGTGAAATTCTTGCAGAGGAATGTCAGAAAACTACCTCGACCACCCCGCTTGAAACGGGCAACAAACTTGCCACCGTAAACAGCATACTCGCCGGGGGTAAACTCACTCTTTACAAACTTAGTCATATCAGACTCCGTATCTCAACTCTATATACGTATTCTACGCCCAATCTGACCCAAAGTCAAGCCTTTTCTGAGGCTCTGTAAGTTGTTGTTTTTAAACAACATTTATTCCGATAATTTCGCTACGATTATCATCTTTTCTAGATAATCTATGGCATTTGCTAGGTTTTCGCGGGGTTCATCTGTCAAAGACTGTTTGTGGGACTGTCTAGCCTTGACTTCTGCACTACCCAAAGCTGAGACAAGATGCTGGCAATTCTTAAGATATTTGTGCAGGTCTTTATTGTAATTAATGGTTCGTAACTGATTGTAAAGTTCATCGACTACTTTACTAGCCTCAATTGCAGTTTGAAACCTGCGTTGCATATCACTTGAGTCCCATCTCCTGTCGGATCTTGGTTGCGCTGATACTATGTGTTGCATCATCAAAGACCTCTTGCTCTATCTTATAACCTACATCACGCCCATATGTGATGTTCACGATATTGGGCACTACTTGTATAGTATACATGCCTTGATAGAGTCCGTCAAGATCCCTGCGAATACGATCAGTAACCTGTTCGATAGCGAATGGATTGCTACCCTGCCAACCTTGACAGTCACGGATCATAATACACACTTGACCCGTTTTCGCTAATGCTCTTTCGAAAAGGGCACGATGTCCTTTATGCCATGGTTGCCAGCGACCTAACATCTGCACAGTTTCTTTTTGCCAGTCGAATGTAGGTCTGCGTTCGTTATTTAAAATGCGCTCGCCTATAAACGGTACCCAGAAATCTGCGTTCTGTTCATTGATACGGAAGTCATAGACTGTGGGCGGCACAAATGCTTTGTTAGTGTCTTCAAACCTACCCTGATCAATAGTATCCATCCATATCACCCAGTCTGCTTTAAAATTGTTACGCATCTCTGGTAGTGGTGCTACGAAATCACAGATAACGAAATCGCCGGTAGAACTCATAGCAAAATCGAACATGCGAATACTTTGACGAATGCGACCTTCTTTGCTAAAGTCCCAGTCATTAAAACGCTTGCGCACATCGTCGGCATTAAACCAATCAACTTTCGCTGACCAATATTTAGGTTCTACTTCAAATTGTGCCATGCGCTCCCATGGCATATGTCTAATGTTGCTAAAATCTTCTAAGTATTTCTTTAATCTTTCTGCTAGATAAGTCTTACCGGATCCTGGTAGTCCCATGATCAAAATTCTTTTTGCTGCCATGTTTTCCTCTGTGTTAAAATTTTCCGTTAGTATTTAATTTAGGCGGTATACCCGCGCGACTTATTTTATTACCAAATTTAGCAGCATCTTTTTTCATAGTGCCCGGTCTGACATCCCTTGTTATCGCTGATTTAAATCTAGGATCATTTTTTTCTTTTTCGCTAGGTATATAACCTGATATCTCATTAACATTATATCTAGGATCAGTTTTTTGACCCTTCTTAGGTTCATGCCCTTTAGGATCGATATCAGTTGTAGTCAATCCTGTTTTCATCAAGTCTTGAATATACTTGTGTTCAGTATCTTCATCGCCGAATGAAAGTATAGTGCTAGGCGGTCCTTTACCAAAATCATGCTTACCAAGTCCTTCTAAGTCGCTGATATGCTGACCTAACTTATACCAGTCATAGACATCACTCACATCTACCTTGACTGTACCTGCAGGCATAGTTGGTGGAAACTCCGGACCTCTTGGTTTTGCGTTTGGATGATAATCTTCGAGGCTTAGTTCTTCGCTACGCAATTCATTCTTAAGGTCCCATAACTTTTTAAATAGACCTTGCTTGCGTATTGCTTTGAATGCAAGATTTTCTGGGCCGAATTCTCCTGTTTTCTCAAGCCCTGCTTTACGATAACGCTTGACAATATCAAGTGCTTTATCTACACGCTTGAGGCTTCGTGTCTTTATCGCTAGTTCGATTAACTCACCCAACTTTTCATATTTTGCTCTTGTAGCAGACTGATCAAAATTTGCTCTGCGTTTGACAGGCATCTTGATCCAGTCTTTCTTTAGTACGCTATATTCGCCTAGACTATGATGTGGCTGATTGCTGTCTTGCACATATAATTCTACTGGCACACCGTGAACTTTAATATCGTGTGTATCATTGTATATTGTCTTTTTAGCATTAAACAATTCCTGATAAACTTCATCATCAGGTAGTTTGTCAAAATCAACTAATAGATGCAAGTCTAGATCACTGTGTGGGGTATATGAATAGGCTGCATTACTTCCGCTTATAGTAATATCTTCAACTTTAAGGCTGCTTAGGCCTAGATAAGCCATGAAATCTTTTGCGATATCCATGAGTCTATCATGTACTTCAGGGTCTAATTCACCCTTCTCAGTCCATAATGCAGGGTTGAGCTTGTCGTGGAATTTAACAGCGTCGGCTAAGTTAAAACTCTCAAGTTCTTTAATGTCCATAATTGTATTTATAAAAGGAAAGGCCCCGAAGGGCCTTTCCGACTATTGGTTTATAAGGCGTCACCCCCATCTAGTGCCCTTAGGCTGCTAGAGCGTAAACATCATCGTTTGCGTTTACTTTGTTTTGCGCTGATTACGTCAGTCGCCTTTCGGACTGTCTGTTCCGTTACTCTTTGCCCTGTCGAAACTATTCATCCCCAATGTTCTCTCTTCGGGAACTGCTCCCCATCCTACTGCTCTGCTCCATTCGCGTTCTGTATAAAACAAATTGCGTGGACTATCTTCTAATTTGGTGGAGATGGCGGGATTCGCACCCGCGTCCAGAACACTTTTCTCTTCACTTCGTACAGTCATATCTACCTCTACTTAAGGTATTTATTCTGCGTTGCTAACAAACTCGTTGAGTTTCTTTGCTTCCGCGATAATATCTTCAGTAGTTGGTGCTTTCGGCATCGCAGGAAATGGTGCGTTAGGATTCACATCCCTCGCAGCATTCCATTGCATTTCCTGATTTGAACGCTCCATAAAGTAGGGCTCAAAGATGCTTTCCTTGGCCAAGCGTAATAGATCCAAACGGATCTCGTATGGTGATTTGCTCATAATTACCTCCTTCTGTGTATGTGTGTGCTTAAGAGCAAATATATTTATGCGTCAAATCAAGAACAAATTATTTTTGATAGCAGGTTCTTTCTTTAAGTACAGTACCGTCTGACTGCATAGTTTCTTTCCATTCTGTGCAAACTACTTTCTGTACTTGATGTTCTTCTTTATCCTTGGCGTTGGCATCTGCTATGACTGCTCCTATGATTACACCACCTACTAATGGTGCTACCCAATCACTATGGCGATGCACTATGATAGGAGCATGTCTATGCATATGATGTAGACGATGATGCCCATGAAAATGACGATGGCCATTGATATGTACATGTTGCGCAACAGCGGGAGTCGCTACAACTAAACTAATAAGTGCTGTTAATAGTGCTTTCATGATATTGCTCCTCTAATATTATCTATCAGTTTTCAAACACAAATAAACTATCATTATTTACATAATCAAAATTATTTTTACGAAACACCCATATGGGTTCAACAAACACGCTATCTCTATCAGCATTTACAATTGCATGAGGTCGGGCTTGCATACGCATACCGATCTTACCTATATAATTCGCTCCCAAACTCGTTAAATGATCTACCATATCATCGCAAAGATTTAGCCTTGTGCCCTTATTAGTTCTAGGTTCTATGATATTAATCATCATAAATGCATTATCTTTTAACGCATTAAAAACTTTTTCGTTGACATTAAAAAAGAAATCATTTTTCCAACTATTAAAAGTAGGGTATCTCATATAACTTTGTGTAGCACTATGATTTTTGGCATACCGTTCTGTCTCAAAGTATGGAGGACTTGTAAAATAAAAATCAAAAGTATTTTCATATAGTTTCCAATTTACATCTTCGCTAGGTAGATTCCATATGATTACACGCTTGCTTCCTATGCAAATAAAATGATCGCTGTATTCTTGTATAGCAGGATAATAACCTAATAACTTTTCATATTCAAAACATTGCTTTTTATATACTTCATAAACCTCAGGATTAGGATCACATCCTACATATAATTCTGTGTTAGGCGTAGCGTAGAATCCTGCCAATCTATCTCCCCAACCACAACTTGTGTCTAGTACATTTTGTGCTTTGTGCTTTTCATATAATGCTTTTGCTACATTAGGCTTGAATTGTGTGGCTGTATATGTACCTATACGGAACGCACTACGAAATGTACTCGCATCAATATCACTATTACCTAATGCACCCTCCCGCCAAAAGTGCCAATTCATGTTGTTTAATTTTTCACGATCATGCCATATGTCCCAAGGACTGTCTACAAGATTGCTACCACATTTCATGCGATTCTCTTGCTGGAAGTAATTGCTTACACTATTATATGCGTGTGACTTATCGATGACACCTAATGGTTTGTCGCTATAATTGTATTTGTAATCGGCTCTTTCAAATACGCTGCTAGGATATTTGTACTGATCTAACATACTTGTCCTAGTAAAGCGCAAAAAAAGTTCTGCCATATCTATATAACTGATTTGTTTAGTAGGAAAAGGTATATTGTTAGTAATGATGTAATCGCTTAAGGATTCTTTGATATCAGCCTTGTTATGCTTGTTAATAAAATCCTTCCATAGACTATTAGGTATTTTTGGAACACCATTTGCGTCTACATGTTGTTTGATGAAGGATGTGATATTTGGATCTATCATAGAATGATCATATCACTAATATGTGTCTATGTCAATCCTTGACGAAAAAATAATTGAAGTGCGAATGTTCATAATTTTGGCTATGATATATCCTATACCCGAATTTCTTCATATACTCTATAGAACTCTCAGTCAAGCACTCTATCATAATCATCTTGCATTTTTCTAATCTGCCAAAATCTATGCTTTGAATAAACTCATCGTTCTCTTGTGGTAGATTTTCTACATCGATGGTTACGAAATCAAAGTCAGTCCCAACTTGATCTAACAGTTGATCAAAGGTAACAGTATAAATGATGATTGGTTTAATGAATGCTACACGATTCTGTAGTTCTTCTGGTAGTAGTGGTAACCAATGCTTGCGGAAACTGCTTGTGCCTGTGCTACCAGATTTAGCAGTCACGCTATAAAATGTTTTAAGGCCCGATTCTTTTGTTATGGCTGTGTTGACGATCTGTATATCGGGTCTATCTGGACCTATATTTTTAATCAAGTTTGCGCATGAACCTGGATTAGGTTCTACATAGACTCCTGCCCAACCTTTTTCTTTCAAGCCCCATACAGGTTCATCGTTAGTTTGCGGTACGCCGTCATTAGCACCTATCTCTAAAAATCTACCTTTAGGTAGATTTTGAAAAAACTCTTCAACGACAAATCTTTCTTGCATAGTTTAAAGTCGCTTCGGCTTGGATTCGAACCTTGTCCTAGTCATATCGATCTGCACTTCCCACAGTACTGACCGAAGCTTTTTTCTGGTTTATCTCAGCACCTGCACTGTGCGTTGATCCTACAACTAAGCCATCGCTGTGCGACAAACACTACTCCAGAAGGTCGTGCGGCTGTGAGATTATTTATACTTTTCTAGTATTTCCGTAATGAATTATGTTTTCAGATTTTTCAATCCTGCGCCATGGATCTATGACTTTAGCGGTCGGCGGAAATTGTATCTTATAAACATAATCGTCCCAATAACCTATAAGGTAAACTTCTGTCCAGTCTGTTTTAAGGTCATTGTCTCCTGTATGCTCATCATAATAATTAACATTACCCATCTTACCTTCTATATAATGCCCTACTAACATGCTTGCGCTACCGTTAGTATAATGCACTCCGGGCTTGTATGCTTTTCCTACTATAGTAATGTTCTTACCGTATTTTAAACATGTTTCTGCCATGCGTTCTGCTTGTACTTCTCTCGCTCTCATTATAGCATCGAACAGGTCGTAACCTAGGTCAAGTCTTTGTGCAAGATATCGCAATGCTATATTGTCTCTTGGATGACATGCGCCACCGTCTCCCATACCAGCAGTCATATATGCAGGACCCATAATACGCTGAGTAGAATTTTTAAGTGCGTTGGTCACAACATCAGTATTAATATTTTCATTTGTCTCTGCAACATCTTGTATCATGTTAACTAAGGCTAGTTTAGTGCTGATGAAAGTATTATAGAAAATCTTTATAGCCTCGGCTTCATCCCAAGTACCTACCTCATAGCGTGTTCCTTCGGTTACAAAAGTTTTGTAGAAATCAATTAATTCTTTAGCGTCACCTGTTGTGTCGCCGTCTTTTGTACCTATGATGACCATCTCAGGGTTAACCATATCTTTTTTAACTGTACCCATAGCAATCAAATATGGATTGTATAAGAATCTAGCATTAGTGATATAAGGCTGTAATAATCTGCGTACAGTTCCCGGTAGTACTGTACTAATCAACACGACCAATTGATTTTGATTTACATATTTGTTTACTTCAATCAATATATTAGTGACTATACTATAATCAAAATCTTTATTAGGTAAATGGCTTGTAGGAGTTTCGCCGCCATATACAGGATCATGCGGCGTTGGCGCAGCGATGAATATGATATCTCTATCTTTTACGCATTCTTCTATAGAACTTGCCATGGGGAAAGCAGGAGTTCTATTTTCTATATCAAATCCTAAAACATCGTAATGTAGTGCCATTACTTCGGCGCAGTCTTGCCCCAACTTGCCTACTCCGATCATCGAAACTTTTTTCATCATTAGTTTATGGGTAATTCGCTAAGTCCATGCTCACGATCAAGGTACTTCATCTCAATCTTAGTTGGATTCCATTCTTTCAAAGCTTCTACTACATGATATGGATCTAATGGCCCACAAGTATAGACATCTAATTGCATCAATGCAGGATCAGTTTCATCCCAAACATGCAATGCTATATGACTTGTTTCTATGATTGACACGCAAGTGATGCCGCGATTTCCCTTGACATCTAGATATTTTGCATATGGTCCCATCAACAACTTCATGCCTATCTTGTCGATAAGTTGCGAGACCCAAACTTTCACAGCCGCCTCAGTCATAGGTGGTTTAGAAACTTCTGCGCGGATGATCAAGTGTTTGTGAAATATTGCCATTATACTAACCTCTATATTTTTTACTATAATAATCTTTCAGCCAGGCCCATTCGTAAGATTTCTTTAACTCTTCTATATCGCCATGGACTGAATCGTAATATTCTACAGCATCATTCGCACCTTGTAAACAATTTTCACTATAGGGTCCATTCGCTACTGTAGTCCATATATTTAATCGTTCTGCTGCTATGTCTGCATAATCGCTCTTGAGTTTTATGACTTCACGGAAAGCAGTGCGCCAAGTACTATATGGATCAGTGTTAAAGTTTGCTACCCCTGATAATAACTCTACGCTTTCATGCGGATCATCAAGCGTGAAATCAAGACCTACGCCGGTGTTGTTTAATGTCAACTTTTTATTGTATGCGATCATTGCTTGGTGACCGTATACAAGCCCGTTAACTGGATTCTTGGCTGTGAAGATATAATGCTTGGGTATCTGCAATCTATCTGGTTGCCAACTAAAATCAAACTTCTCATCGATCTTGAGTTTAGCGAATACTGTGAACATCCAGGGTGTACTGCTTGCTTGTGCTGCGGCATGATATGCTGCTACACGACCATTAACACCATCTACCCTCACTACCTTGTTGGGTAGATGTTTAGTGATCTTTAACAGATGTTGATAGTTTTCTTCTGCGCAACTCTCACCGTTACTTAAAAATACGATATCTAGCGGTGTAGACTTTACTACACGCTTAGTCTTTGCTATATATGGATAGTCATATAACTCGTTATCAACATATAGTTTCGCTTCTTTTGGCAAGGCAAGAATCGTGCCACCTGTACTCAATATCTCTATATTTTTGGTATGATCTGCCCATAAACACACAGGTTCATCATAGTTGACATTTATATCCTTGTTGTCTACTGTTTTAAAGATAGCATATGGGAAATCGTAATCTGTTTTGATTGCATCGATGTTGGTATCACTATCTAACACGAACACAGGAGCAGTCAGTCTCTTGGTCCTAATATGATTATTGTAATTGATCTTGTCATAATCTTCTAATAGATTCATGTCATCGATCAAACTCTGTAACTTGTTGACATCAACTAAAAATGTATCTCCGAACTTCTGCTTGTCGCTAGGGAACACATGTAGATTTTCTTTAGCGAATGGATCGCAGATATATGTCATATCGAAATTCTGATAGTCACACACAGAACTACATATCCAAATGTAGTTTTCTTTGTTGGGCCTTACTTTTGTTAATATGTCACGGAATGTTTTTAAGTAACTATCTTTGTAAGGTATGACATGTACACTTTTACCTGTTGTCTTAGATATCAATATATCTTTGATCTTATCAGTCTCAGTGTTACCATGATCTATAAGATAGATATCGTACAAGCAATTCGTTGCCTTAGCAGCACGGTTCTTGACAAAGTTAAGATTGCTTAGATGCTCTATGATCTTGATGTACTTTGTGTCTTCAGGGAATGTGTCTTTGTTCAACAAGTATGTGGTTCCCCAATGGC